GGTATCGGGGCGGCACATCCAGAGCAGCGAACCGCCGCGAAACACCTTCGAAACGCTGGCCCCATCGGGAAACGCCACATTGGCCAGCGTTGTGCCGTTGTAATAGCACAGCGTTGCCCCCGCCGTTATCATCAGGCCAATTTCATTGCCCGCCATCGAGACCGGGCCGGTGCCGGGGATTGATCCCAAGACGCTTGCGCCCGCGTACAGCGAATGCGCGGAAACGCCGAACAATGCCCCCGCAAGAACCCCATCCTCTTGCAGCAGTGCCTCAACCGGGCCTGCGCCCATCACGTCAACGCGCGAATCCAGCCCTTTACGCGATTGCAGGGCAATGCCGGTTTCTTCGGTCGGCGCTTCCTGCGCATACATATTGATGACCGGCAATTCAGGCAGATCGCCCGCCACCTGTTCAAATGACGAGGTGCCGAATTGCATCCGCATTAGAAGCCGCCTAGCATATAAGAAGCCGGGCGTTCTTGATCTTCCATTAACACCCTAAGCCGTTCGGCCCGTTGCGTCAATTCGCTAACCGTCAACTGATTAATGCCGTCGCCAAAACGGCCCATCAATCGAACGGCCAGGTTGGCAATCAGCGTCTCGTGATATTCTTCTGGGAAATCGACGGTTTCCGATGCGCTGGTGATCGTCTCCGGCTTGCGGCGATAGTCGATGGTCAAGACGGTTTGCGCCGATGGGACCGGCCAGACATACATCACCGTCGCATCGCGCTGGTTCGAGACGTAGAACGCCGTCGGCTCGCCTATCGCCGCCTTGTTGGGCAGGATCATGTAATCGTCACGGCCAAAGCGTTGCAGTTGCCGTTCGAACGTGCCCGAATGCCGCGCGGAGATAATCTCCTGAACGTCGGCGGCGAGTTCTCCCGATGGGCTGGCGGCGGGAATGGTGACGGTGCCAGTGGTTTCAAGGTGCAAGCCGCCCTGCCATGACTTGATCAGGCCATTCAATTGGAACAGCGCATACGTCAGTTCGCTGGCGTCGGGGTCTTCGCCGAGATCGGTCACGCCAAGTTGGGCCATCGCTTGTTGCACGACATCGCGCGCGGTCAGCGACCACGCCGTAATTCCGCTAGTCGTCATGGATTATTCTCCTACGCCCCCGCCGCGGGGGCGGTGTCGCGGGCTGTTACCCAGTCGCCGAATGTGTCGGTTGATGTGGCGAATGCGTTGGGGATGGCATCGCGCGCCGTGATCCAATTGCCGGGGATGAATATGGCAGAGATGTCGGGGTTATCATTGGCTGCAATCGCCGCACCAGTCGTGACGATGCCCATCAAATTGGCCATGTCGCCGTAGTCCGTCGCAGCCACGATTGCTGACGTTACCGGAAGGCTGGCATTGCCCGTAATTGATGCTGTATCGCTGCCGTCCGTTGCCGATATAGTCGCGCCGGTTGTTACCGATGCTGCAAGCGCGGTAGTGTCGCTGGTATCGGTTGCGGCTATGGTGGCGATGGTTGCCGCCGCCCCCGAAGTCTCCCCCAGCGTAACACCCGCCAGTGCACCCGAACGCGTCCCCGTCTCATTGACGGTGATCGGCCCAAACGCGCCATGGATGATGCTCTGCCGTGCCATATCAGGCCAGCGTTATCAGTGGATCGATGTAATAGGTGGTCGATGCCTTACCCGCCTTCACATAGGCATAAACGTAACCCTTCTGTGCCGCCGTAAAGCTGAGCGTCTGCTTGAACCGCATACCCGCCCGGAAAACCGCCGTGTTGTCCGTCACGCTGCCGCCGTCAACCGCAGTGGCATACCCTGCCGGTTCACTGGCTGCGCTTGTTCCCGCCGTGGTGCAGAAAAACAGCCTGCCCGGATTGCTGGCCACCTTGCGCACATCGCCGAGCGAATAGGCCGTGGAGTTGGCCCGCGCCGTTGCCAGACTATCCCAAGCCTCGGTCGATGCGGTCATATTTGCGCCGGCCGCCAGCCTGTCCGCTTTGGTGCCGGTGACAACACTACCGAGCGGGCTTGTCGCCGATCCCAAGTATTCCAGATCGAACCACACCTCGTCGTTGGTTGGGAGCGCCGCCGCGTTGGTGATAAATTCCAGCGTTGCCGTGGCTGCTGCTGTGCTGTCGTTCCAGATCGCAATCGGCGTGGCTTCGAACGGAAACGCCCATTTGGCATTGGCCGTGGTGGTGATCTTGCGCGACAGCGCGGTCGCGCCATCGCTGGCCCCGCCCGTGCGGACGATGACGGTTTCGTCCAGTTGGGTGCCGTAATAGTGGTATTTCTGGCCGATGTAGTTGGTCCCGGCGCTGTCGGTGCACGAGACAACAATATCGGCTTCTATATTCGTAGGGGTAACGGCAACAGTAACAGATGCCCCTAATTTGCAATCCTTCAGTCGTGCAACAAAACTATTTGTCACTGCGGGAATGAGTGTCTTACCGGCCCCCGAAGCTGATAAATCAACCCCCTCCGCCGTGAATACCCCGTAGCTACCCGATTGCAGCAACGATGTTGGAATTGTGGCCCCAGCTATTGCGCTAGGTGTATTTTTCCAGTGGTTATAGCTTGCGTTTCTTATGTTGTCCCCGATTGCCCCGAACTTAACGGTAGTGTTATCTAATACCGCCCCGGCGGTACCCCTTAGATCAATTGCTGTTGTATTCCCGCTTGTTCCTAATTTTGCCAACTGACAGTTCCTGAAAACTATATAGTAGGCGAGAACCGAGAGAGCGGCATTGGTTGCGCCCGACCCGGCCTGAAACGTAATCCCATCGTAAACCGTCGCGCCGTTCCCCGCGATAGTCATGGCATTCGCGCCGGTCGTGGTGATCGTCGCGGTCGTGCGCAAGTCGGCGCTGACAGGTGGCACTGATCCCGCATGGTCAACGCACTCGACATAGCACGGATTCGCCAGCGTCCCCGGCGATGTCAGCGTCATCGCACTGGCTTGGGTTTCGGCGTGATCCTCGGAGACATAGAATACATCGCCCGCCGCCTTGCCACTGAAGGCCGCCGCGAGGGTTGTGTAGGCGTTGGTCCAGTCCGCGCCGGTTCCCGCGCCGCCTGCGCCTGAGCGGACATAATACGTCGCCATTAGACCGCCCCCGCCTGAGTCATGGTGTCATAAGCCGCCGCGCGCGGGATAATCACCCCAGCCTTGAACGCGGCCCATTCAGCGCAAGATTGACAGACGCCACCCGCTCCAATGCTACCGCGTCGATGTCGATGTCAGGCGTAGCCAGATAGCGATAGTCAACGCTTGTGCCGTCAGAGATCAAATGCGTCTCATTGCACCATGCGCGCCCATCGGCTTGTGCGCCTTCGCGGGTTGCAGTGCTGGCGATAACCGGCATCAGGTCAACTCCTCGTTAAACGTCTGGTCGAACGCCGCTGAACGCGCGCAATGGCCGGTGCCGAATATGCCGTCGATCCACGCCGCACCGATCCTGCCCCAGCGATAACCCCGCGCCGCAGCCCAACCCATCAGGCCCGAAATTGACCGGCGCGGGTTGGGCTTCAAGATGGCGAACGGGACGTAGATCAGGGACAGCGCCAAGGTTTGCACGATCAGGTCAACGCCCATCGCCAGCGCAATCAGGCAGACGATCAGGCGGTTGACGAGGCGCACTGCTTAATGCCCGTAAGTGGCGCTGGAGAGCGTCCAAGCCGTAATCGCTACCGGCTGACCGGACGTTGCGGGACCAATCGTCATATCGGCCCCAGACGTACCCGCGCTGCCGTCAATCACACCATTGGTCGATCCATCGCCTGCCGAGGTGCAAACGCGCCACCATGTTGCCTGTCCGGTGGACGAGGCGTTGACGTTGCTCGGCAGCGTTGGCGACAGCACCGATGGCAGCGCAGATGTAGCGCCCGCTGCAAAAGGCGTTCCCAGCGTAAACGGTCCCGCGATCAGTGTCAGGGCATGGGTCGTGTCAGGTCCGGCGGGTTGCGTCCCGGAATAGAGGTACAGCTTGCCAGCATTGCCGACCGCTGTAGTGATTGCGTCCATGCGGCCTTTTTCGAGCGCCGCGCTGTAGTTCAGTTTGCTTGCCATAGGTGTTTCCTACAAATCATCGCGGGTAGTGGTGTTGGGGATGTCGTCGGTCTGGTTATCGGGTCGCGCATTGGGCAGCGGCACACCTTCCGGGCGAACGCGGGGGGGCGAGTATTGCGGTGGCTTGGGATCGTAGTCTTTCGTGCAGACCATCATGCCATCCCAGCGCTTCTTTAATTCGCGCAGGGGCTTTTCGAAGCCGCACACATCGCAAAGGGCACGGGTGCCGCCGGGGGTGTACATGGGCGGCACTCCTGAATAATGTTGCCCCGCCTTTGGGTAAGGCGCGGGGCGTTCCTTTAGCCTAACGATTACAAGCGCTTATGCGCCCGATGACCCGAACACGCCCCGAAAGTCAGCCCAGCCTGCAACGTAGCGTTCCGTAGCCTTGGCCTTGGCGTTCTCGGTGTCGAAGTCGTTGTCCTGCTTGAACTCCATCGCGCGCCGCTGAAACGACAGCAGCCCGTATGGGAGATCAGTGGTCAGGAACCACGCGTCGGTGTCGGTCAGATACGGGTCCATCACGATCTGATCGACCACGCCCCGGACCTTCAACGCGTTGACGTTGTTGGTGCTGGTGGCGTCGGTCTTGGCGCCGCTCTGGAGATCGCTCTCCAGAATACGCATGGCATTGGCCCATTCACTCGGGTGAATGATGAGCGTCCGGGGCTTGGCACCCACGACAATGCCGCGCGCGTTCTGCATCGTCATGATCGCCGTGGCCGCGCTTTCGAGCGCCGCTTCCGACAGATCCGCCGCAGTCAGCAAGTTCGACTGGTTGCCCGAAGCGGTCGGGTGCGAGGCTGAGAACAGCGCCACACCATCGCCGCCGAGGTACGAACCGGAAAAACCACGGTTGAGAACGTTCGCGTGAACGATGCTCTTGGTGGCACCCATCGACCGCGCCAGTTCAGAAGCGCGCCGCTCGGACAGGCTCTTGTACTGGTTATCCTCCAACGCTTCCCGCGTCACGATATAGCCGAGGCCATACGTGACGTTGGTGAAGCGGGTCTTGTAGCCTTCGCCGTCCGTATCGTACTGGATCGACGCGCCTTCCGCCTTGGCAGCGGCCAGACCGAACCCGGTGACTTCGGCAATTTCCTCGTATGCCTTGTCGCTGGTTTCCATCTGGAAGTACGATTCGAATGCCTTGGGCACTTCCTTGTACTTGTTGCCGAACCAAGCATAAATGCCAGGCCAGAGCGAAGACGGGTGAGTTGAACGTGAAATAGGCATAGTCCGTCCTCCTTGTTAGACGCCAGTGGTCCCGGCATCGGGTGATTCAGTGGCTTCGATCAGGCCGACATTCCAAACGGTGGAAACGGTGCCAATCGTGTTGTTCACGCGCTGGCTCATGCCAACAACGCGAACGCCTGCGGTGGTTGTCGCTGCGGTGGAGCTGTCGAGCATATAGCCCGAAAGCTTGGTGTAGGTGCTGCCCGCGCCTGCAACCAGATCGACGTTGTTGCCGATATTGGTCACAGCCAAGAAGCCGCCAACACCATCCTCATTTGCTTCGAAAAGCAGCGCGGGATCATCCGCAACCAAGACGTTATCCAACGTCGAAGCCGTGCGATAACCGCGCGTCAGGCCGGTGGCGGTCGTAACGCCGGGGACTGGCGCAAAGCCAACCACAACGCCAGTGATCCGCGCGCCAGCAGCAGCGAGGGCGACGGTAGAAACGCCGTCCGCATCACCCGAACCGGCAATAATCACCGGGTCGCCAATGTAGAGGGCGGAAGCGTCTGTGGCGGGAACACTGTACATGTTCGCAGCCCCATTATAAGGCGCGCCGCTTTTGTAGCGCACCGGGCGAAGTCCAAATGGCATGATAGCCTCCTGTTAGATTTTGTTGCCTGGAACCGAGTACATCTCGGCCCCTTGTTCGACGGCTTTCACCGGGTCGGGACGGGACAATTGGGCGTTGACGGTATCGTCGATGCGCGCCAGCTTTTCGGCGCGGTCCTCTTCCATGAAACGCTTTGGCTTCATCAGGAGGTATTGTTTCATCGGCTGACCCGCACGGCCAATCCCGCCGTGGATAGGGTCGAGATCGGGAACCTTGTCCCAATCGTCGTTTTGCGTGAGTTGCTGAATCCGGCCCTCGTCATCGCGGCCCCAGCGGAATTCCATATCCGGGTGGGCCTTGATGATGGCGGCAGGGATTGCCAGCTTCACAGTGGTTCCGCCAGTTCTGCGGCGGCGCTCGGTTTGCGTCGTTTCGGCCCTTGGGGGACGGCCCGGACGGCGGGCTTGTTCTGGTTCGGCGTTCATTGTGCGACTCCTTGATCGTAATAGATTTTGGCGTATTCCTCGCGGCTGCACACCTTGCGGCCCTCGTATTCGAGCGCGGCTTTCTGCACATCGGCGGGGAGCGAAGAGAAACCCTTCTTAATCTGCGGCGCACCGCCACGCGGGCCGGGGCGATTGAGGTCCGGGCCTTTGGCGGGGGTGACGGGGGCAGGGAACAGTTCAGGAAACATCGCCTTGGCTTCGCGTTCGACAATTGCCAGTTGCCGCGCGGGGCCAAGACCTTGCGCGCCCAGTTCACCCGCCCGGTTGATGGCCCAGCGGGTGGCTTCATCGTCCTCGTTGAACCATTTGTTACGCGCGGCGAAGTCTTGCGCCTCGGGAGCAACCTGCGGAACAATCGGGACGTTCAGCGTTTCCAGTTTCTTGTCGGCGCGGTTGAACGCCTCCGCATCGCCGATGTCGAAGGCTTCCTGCTTTTCAGCCAGCACCTTTTCACGTTCAGCCCGGACTGCCTGCTCGGCAATCGTCGCGCTGGTTCGCGCCATATGCGTGACTTGCTCTTCAAGCCCGCGCAATTTGCCCGACAGGTTGCGGTTGACATCAACCGTGCGCCGCATGAATTCATCGGACGGCTTCCACTTGTCAGGGTCGCCCTTCCATTGATCCTGCGGCTTCCATCCCATTTCGCTTGCAAGGTCATCGACCGAAACGGGTTGCGGTTGCTCAATCTCCTCGCTTACTTCAAGCGCGTCGACGCCTTCTTCCTGCACCTCTGGTGCAATGGCTTCTTCTTCATCCATCGTGGAGTTTCCTAGCCCTCTAGCGGGCCGCTAATTCCCGAACTGCCGGGAAAACTGGTTATTTGTATACCGCCGTAAAGTGCAGTTCTGTCGAAGTGCCTGCGGTAGTTGGGATGGCGATGTCGTCGGTGGTGTAAGCCCACGCGATGCCGGTCGTGAATGCAACACCAAGGCTGCTCAATGGGATGTCGCGGACCGATGCGCCCAGCAACGGGATTGTCATAATCGGCGTGTCAGTTGAAAGCGTCGGCGCGCTGGCCTTGTTGTACAGGTGCAGGTACCGGACGCCCGCATTAGCGTTGTATGCGGTCAGGGTGTACATCTGCCCCGCCGAGGCTTTGATGAACCCGCCTACGCCGGTAACTACGCGGGCTGTACTCAGATTGGAAAGGGTGGTCCCGTTCGAATCGACCTGTTGCACCGCCTGAACGAACGCAGCGCGGCCATCGGCGGCTGACAGTTTGGTGCCAATGAAGGCGTCATTCTTGGTAAAGCGATCAGCAGCCATCGAAAACCCCCTTCAATTCTTCATCCTTGATGATGCGATATTTGCGCTTGTCCGCACCTTCGAACTCGGTCCCGGCATAACGCTGAAACAGTACCGCATCGCCGGGAACGGGGGGTTTAGCCAAAGCCCAGTCCCCGCCCTGAAACGCCATTGGCGACACGTCGATAACCCGCCCGCGTTCGCTTGCGCCGTCTTCGCGGTCCTTGTGCTGGCTCGGCAGGATAATCCCGCCCGCGCTGCGCTCTTCGAGTACGTCCAGCGCCACCAGCAGCGCATAACCCGTCGGTTTCAAACCGGGGTTGCAGTCTTCAAGCTTCGGAATCATCTATCGCCTTCCAGTCTTCAAATGTCGATTGCGGCAGGGCAAGGTAACAATCCGCCCGCACCCGCGCTTCGTTGAAAATCGCCGTATCCAACTGGCCTTCCTGCCACGCCAGATCGGCCCACTTGGCTTTCTGCCCAACCCCCGCCTTGACGCATTGATGGCTCAGAGCCTTTCGGGACAGCGCGTGGCTCTGACTGCGTGGGGAGGTAATTGCATGGACCTCACCCCTGTTGCCGCCCTGATCGAGAACCTCGCCAAATGGCGGGAAA